GACGCTGAACGACCCCGTCAACCACCCCAGCCACTACACCGAGCACCCCAGCGGCGTCGAGTGCATCCAGATCACCGAGCACATGAACTTCTGCTTAGGGAATGCGGTGAAGTACATCTGGCGCGCCGGCCTCAAGAACGACAACGCGATCGAGGACCTGAAAAAGGCCCGCTGGTACGTTGACCGCGAGCTCGAGAGGCTCAGCAAGTGAACCTCAACGAGTACGTTCCCCGCGACGTCTTCACGCCGCTGCACAACCGTGACAAGCGCTGGGTCTGTGTTGTGGCACACCGCCGAGCCGGCAAGACGGTGGCGATGTGCGCTGACCTGGTGATCGGCGCGCTCGAGACGGCACTACCCAAACCCCAGTTCGCGTACATGGCGCCACAAAGGGATCAGGCAAAGAGGGTCGCGTGGACGTATCTGAAGGACCTGACGCGTCCGATGTGGAGCAAGCCGCCCAACGAGTCCGAGCTAAAGATCACGATCAACAACGGCCACGGCGGTGAGTCAACGATCTATGTGGCCGGCGCCGACAACTACGACGCCCTGCGCGGTATGTACTTTGACGGCGTTGTGCTGGACGAGGTCGGCCAGATCAGACCGAGCGCCTGGTACAAGGTGCTCAGGCCAGCCCTGTCAGACCGCCGCGGCTGGGCCATCTTCGCCGGCACGCCCGCAGGCAAGAACATGTTCTGGAACCTGCGCGAAGAAGCTCGGATGAACCCAGAGACGCACCTCCTGCTCGAGCTGCCGGCCAGTAAGACGGGAATTATTCACCCCGACGAACTCAGAGACGCCAAGGCTCAGATGACTGAGGACGCGTTCATGGTCGAGTACGAGTGCAGCTTTGACGCTGCCGTGCCAGGCGCCTACTTCGCCAAGCAGATTGGGGAGGCCTACAACGAGGGGCGGATTGGCAAGCACCCCGTCGATCCCGCGTTCCCTGTAAACCTGGTCGCTGACTTGGGCTATACCGACAGCTGCTCATGGTGGGGCTGGCAAGAGACGCGTGACGGCATTCGGATCGTTGACTTCATGGAGGACGACAACCAGCCGATTCAGCACTACATCGACTGGGTGAAGAGCCGGCCATACCTGGTCAACCCCAAGGGCATCTTTCTGCCGCACGACGCACGCGCAAAGTCGCTGCAGACCGGCAAGTCAATCATCGAGCAGTTCCTGGCCAACGGCATCCGGCCCAACTTGGTCCCAGAGATGAGCTTGCAAGACGGCATCGAGGCGGCAAGGCTCACGATTCCGACGTGCTACTTCGATGAAGAGAAGACCTACGAGGGCCTCGAGCACTTGCGTGCGTACATGCGCGAGTGGGATGAGAAGACGCAGACGTATCGCAACAGACCCAAGCATGACCAGCACTCACACGCGTCTGATTCGTTCAGATACCTGGCTCTTGCTGCGCGTCCAACGTCGAGAAAATCTACACGCGTTACTACAATCTCATCACTGCCCAAAGGTGGCGCGAGCTACGCCTTTGCACTTAATGACATTTGGGACTGCCAAGCGGTGCAGTCTGGAAGGGTTGGATGATGAGTAACAGCGCATCGATTAACAGCGAGAGCGATTTCGCAAACACGCCAAACGGACTGGCCCAAAAGTGGCAGACCGAGATTCAGGCTTCACAGCAGGAGCTGCTGAAGTTTCACCAAGACGCAAACAGGATCACTCAGCGCTACCTGGACAAGCGCGACGCGTATGCCAAAGACGAGAGCAAGGTCAACCTGTTCTGGTCAACGATGCAAGTTCTGCTGTCCATGCTCTACGCACGGCCACCGAAGGCTGATGTTGCGCGTTCCTTCCAGGACTATGACGACGACGTCGCCCGCGTCTCCGGCACGATGCTGCAGCGTTTGCTCAACCGCGCCTTTGACGACAACGTCTCGGCCTGGGACTCAGCTGTGCGCCAGGGCATTGAGGACTGGCTTGTTGTCGGCTGTGGCCAGATCTGGCTGCGTTATGAGGTGACGACCGAGCCCTACGAGATCCCCGCCGTTTTTGACGAGTACGGCCAAGAACTCAGCCCTGCTCAAGAGGCTGAGCGCATCGTCAACGAAGACGCCCCGTGCGACTACATCTACTGGGAAGACTTCTTCTATTCCCCCGCCCGCACCTGGCATGAGGTGCGCTGGGTTGCGCGTCGCGTGTTTATGACGAAAGACCAGCTGGTTGCGCGCTTTGGCGAAAAGATTGCTGCGCAAGTGCCCCTGGGCAACTACAGCAAAAAGGACCAAGTCAACGACCAGTCACCGAAGCACGACCCCTGGAGCAAGGCCGAGGTTTTCGAGATCTGGTGCAAGGAAAAGCGCAAGGTCTACTGGTACGCCAAGAGCTGCGACATCATCCTGGACGTCAAAGACGACCCACTGGGTTTGGACGGCTTTTTCCCATGCCCCAAACCCTTGGCCGCGAACGTCACCTCGAGCAACTTCATGCCTCGGGCCGACTACATCTTTGCTCAGGACCAGTTCAACGAGCTCGATGAGATCAACACCCGCATCACCTGGCTCACTCGCGCTGCGCGTGTGGCCGGCGTCTACGACAAGAGCGCCGAGGGCATCCAAAGGCTCTACAACCAGACCACTGAAAACCAGCTGATCCCTGTCGATAACTGGGCAATGTTTGCCGAGCGCGGCGGCGTCAAGGGCCAGGTTGACTTTGCACCGATCGATCAGGTGGTGAACGCCATCGATCACCTTCGCCAGTACCGCCAAGACAAGGTTGTGCAGATCTACGAAGTGCTGGGTGTCTCCGACATCATGCGCGGCAGCTCAAAGGCCTCTGAGACGGCGGCTGCCCAGCAAATCAAGGCTCAGTTTGGCTCGACGCGTGTTCAGCTCAAGCAGTTCTACATCGCTGACTGGATCACGCAGGCCCTGCGCATCAAGGCAGAGATCATTTGCAAGCACTTCCAGCCCGAGACGATCATCAAGCGCAGCAACATCGAGCGCACGCCCGATGCACCGCTGGCGATGGCCGCCGTTCAGCTCCTCAAAGACGAGGAAATGAACGAGTACCGCATCAACATCGAGGCCGACTCGATGGCCGCCCTTGACTGGGCAGCAGAACGTGACGCCGCTGTGCAGTTTATGCAGGGCTTGGGCGCGTTTATCTCCCAGGTGGCGCCAATGGCTCAGTCTGTACCGCAAGCAGCGCCTGTCCTGATGTCTTTGCTGCAGTGGAGCGTCTCCAAGTTCCGCGTCTCGACGCAAATCGAGAGCGTTTTGGACCAGGCCATCTCCTCCCTCAAGCAGCAGGGCATGCCCCAGCCAAAACCAGACCCCATGCAAGACGCCGAAGTGGCCGAGAAGCAGGCTGGCGCGGCAGAGCGTATGGCCAAGGCCAAGAACACCAACATGGAAGCGACTGCCAAAGAAGCTCAATTGCGTGCAATGGGCATCTTGCAGCCACAACCCCAACTGCCACCGGCAGCACCCCAAATGCCGCAAGTCGGCGGTCCCATGCAGTGAGGTAACACATGGAAAAAGCAAACGAATTTGCGTCGCTACTGGTCAAGTCACGCTCATTGGGCCATGTGGCTCACTGGGCCACAGACAGCTACTCCAAGCACATGGCACTGGCCTCGTTCTACGAGGGTCTGGGCGAGCTCATGGACGAGTTTGTCGAGCAGTACCAGGGCTACTACGGCGAGCGCATGAAGGTCGAGATCCTGACGTGCGACTTGGACGACGACGTCGCTGGCGAGCTTGAGGAGCACATGGAGTGGATCGAACGCTATCGCTACGAGGTCTGCGACAAGGATGAGACTGCGCTGCAGAACGCGATCGACGAGATCGTCGCTTTGTACCAAACCACGATTTACAAACTCCGCATGTTGAAGTGAGGAACGAATGACCAGACGCCGCTGGATTCAAGACCGAAAAACGGGTGAGCTGATTGAGATCACCGACGACTACCAACCTGAGCTGCGCACCGACTCTGGCGCCCTGTGGGGCGACAGCAGCTACGCGGGCATGAAGGCGCCAGACGGCACTGACATCTCCTCGCGCACAAAGCATCGTGAGTACATGAAGGCCAAGGGTCTCACAACGATGGACGATTTCACAGGATCTTGGGCGAAAGCCAAAGAAAGCCGCGAACGGTACATGACCGAGGGCGGTTCATTTAAGCGTGCCGACATAGAGCGCGCAATTCATAAACTTCAAAACAGGTAATAAGCCATGTCAGAACCCACGACAACCATGCGCGACGCCCTTGAGGCCGCGTTCGAGAAAGCAGACGAGCCGTTGCAGCTTGCGCCAGCACCCGAGGCCGCACCGGTTTCGGAGCCTGTCGCGTCGAGTGAGCCCGTTGCAACAACCTCTGAGCCAGCAGCAGCTCCCGCCGCAGCGCAGGATTTGAATGCACTTTCTGAGGACAAGCCAGCCGATAACGAGCTCGCTCAACAACCGGAAAGAGACGAGCAAGGAAAATTTAAAAAACCTGAAGGTGTTCAGGCTGGACCCAAATCTCAGCCGCGTCAGCCAGGTGAAAAAGCGCCAGCTTCATGGCGCCCAGACATCCGCGAGCACTGGGGCTCACTACCTGAGCCTGTGCGTGCTGAGATCCAGCGACGAGAGACTGAAGTGGCACGCACTCTTCAAGAAACCTCCGAGGCACGCAAGACTGCCGAGGCTGTGATGAAGACGATCGAGCCTTACCAGGCGTTTATCAAGGCCGAGAACAGCAACCCCTTGCAGGCGATCGACAACCTGATGGGCACTGCGGCGCGTCTGCGCACTGGCACAGCGCCTGAGCTTGCGCAGCTGGTGGCCGGCATTGTCAATCAATTTGGCACTGGCCGTTTTGGCAATGGCTTCATCGAGATGCTTGACAGCGCCTTGGCAGGCCAGACGCCCAAACAAGACCCGCAGCAGCTGGCGATGGAGCAGGTGCTTAACCAGCGCCTAGCGCCCATGCAGAACATGCTCACGCAGTTTCAGCAGGCACAGCTCCAGCAGCAGCAGCAAGCCACCCAGGCCGCGCAGACCGAGGTCGCCACGTTCTTGGCTCGCGCTGAGTTTGGCGAAGACGTTCGCGAGGACATGGCCGACATCATTGAGACGCATCAACGCCGCGGCCAAAACATCACCTTGCAGGACGCTTACAAGAAGGCCTGCCTGATGAACGACAACGTTCGCTCTGTGATCTCCCAACGCGCCAAAGCACGCGGAGCTCAACAAACGACAAGCGCCGCACAGAAGGCCAGGTCGGCTGCCGTGCAGGTTTCCGGCTCCGCGCCAATGGGCGCCTTGAGGCAAGAAAGCACCGATGTGCGCTCTGCAATCGAGGCAGCCATCACAATGACCTCAAGGTAATGCGATAATCACACCACGTTGAGAGAAATCTCGACTGGTGTGCCCAAGCACCCCAGCCACCGCATGCTCCTAGGAGACGCTTCGCGTCCCACCTACGACGAAGTCGGACTGTGAAAGGTTCGCGTAGGCGCATCTGAAAAAGGTGAGCGCAAGCTCGTTTTAACTCAGATGAAGGAGTCATCATGTCTTTTCCAAATGTAAGTGACATCGTCGCAACGACGATCCAGTCACGCACACGTCAGATCGCTGACAACGTTACTAAAAACAACGCCCTGTTGTCCCGCTTGAACACACGCGGCAACGTCAAAACCATCTCTGGTGGTAACACAATCTTTGAAGAACTTTCATTCGCTGAAAACGCGAACGGCGGTTTCTACTCTGGTTACGACTTGCTGCCTGTGGCTGCTCAAGACGTCATCTCTGCTGCTGAATTCCAAATCAAGCAGTACGCAGTGCCCGTCGTGATGTCTGGCCTCGAGATGTTGCAAAACAGTGGCAAAGAGCAATTCATCGACTTGCTCGAAGCTCGCTTGAACGTGGCCGAATCCACAATGGTCAACCAGTTGGCCCAGTCCATCTACTCAGACGGCACTGGCTCTGGCGGTAAGGAAGTCACTGGCTTGAACGCCGCTGTGCCTGCCGATCCTACAACTGGCACTTACGGTGGCATCAACCGCGCAACATGGACGTTCTGGCGCTCCAAGTTGTA